GTAAGTGCGAACACGGTATAAAAAGTTAGCCTGAGCCGTTTGGTTGCTTGAAAAGACAAACACAAGCGGGTTATCACTTGGTGAATATGCTGCGGGTGATTGGTGAATAGTTACTGCCATGGGGAAATTATGTTTACTTGTATCGCTCTACCTAATACCTTCTCAATAGGTGCGCGAAGTACGTTTATTAGATTGTCATTTATTACATCCGTTACAAATGGACGCGGCGCTTTGCCATTTTCAGATATAGCCCTGCGCATAAGGTAGTTCAATTGGTCGTATGTTTCTGCTCCATTGGGTCGCCCGTCTAAAGTGATACCCCTATCAATAATCCATTTGCCTATTGCTTGTTCAAAAGACGGTGTCCCGCTTGGGGCTTTGCCATGTGTGGGTGCTCCGTGATTTATTACCGTACCGTTTACTCCGAAATTGATGTACTTCCAATAGAAGTCAGCAGATAAGCCAACATTAACCTCTTTACCCGTGTACTCGACCTCAGTAGGCACAAACGATTGTGTTAGATTACGGCTTGCATTGATATTGTAATCTTGTCCTTTTTGAACTATCCTATCAATAACCTCCTGAGTAAGTGAAACCAATAATTCACCCAAAGGATTGCCTGTGCTATTGTTTAAAATAGCAGTCGATGTCCCTAAATTGAGTGAATTTATGATTTCGGCTTCTGTCATTGTCTTACCTTTTTCTTTATATTAGACGTTGCAAGCTTGTTTTTGTGATTAATGAACTTCAACTTAGTCATGAACGAGTAAATATTGAGTTGAAATACCTCGCGCCATTTGAGGTTGTTTTCTTTAGCCACAACATCAACGCTTGCAAGCCAATCATTGACTGTGCTTTTTTTAGCTGGCTTTGTATCTTTATCGCCGCTATGTATAAACTCACCGATTTCACGTAACGCGTCAAAAAAAAAGCGTGCAATCTCAAATACTCATCTAATGGAAACTCATCTGCAAAGTCCTGATAACGGTCTTTGATGGGATTGGTCACGTTCTCCGCCTCATCCATTTGCCCGTAAACAGTTCCCTTTGGCACATAGCACATACAAGCCAAACGCACGGGGTCTTTCTCAAAGTCACTCATATCAGCATCAATAACAAAAGATACATTAGGGCGTTTTAAGTCTATCAACTCATAAACTTTACCTTTGATTTCTATTTCCTTTGTAGGCTCTTTTTGGTAGTCCTTAACAAACTTGTTGTTGAACTCACTCAACACATCCACACCCTTCACATAAACTTTTGCAATATCCATAGCATCGCACTTGTTCATAATGAATCCTAAAGGTCTGTTAGATAGTTTAGCCACAAATCCACACATAAACTCCAATTTGTTTTCAGAGTCGAAATTTTGTAAGTGATGAATAGCGGGTAAATGCTTTACTCTAAGCCCGTTCACATTGGGTATGCTTATTTGTTTTTCCATAGGTCATATATCTTGTTGGTTAGTAATATCTGAAAGGCTTGATTGCCTCTACTCTCAACACCGTGTATTGTTTCGTGCACTGGTACATCCAATACATGAAAGTAGTTCGCATGGTGCTTTAATACGTGTATCTTTTTTTCTTGCTCCATTGCATCCAAACTAAACACAATATCGCTCATGCGTTGGAATTTAGATTGGTAAATATTAATAGGGTTGAAGTAATCCGTTCTGAATCCCACAACCCCCGTGCCTGCAACTTGCACCAACTGTTCAACATTATTATCATGTCGATAAGATACAACCTTGTGACCGTTGTAATACTGTCTGTCGCGCCCTAATATCACTCTGCCATGATGCGTTACAATAGTTCCCAGTCGCTCAATCGCTTCAATCATATCAACTATGTAGGTAGGTGGGTAGATAATATCATCATCACACGCAAAGTAATAAACGGGCTCTTTGTAATACTGCAGGAAATAGAACTTACCATTGTCGGCGAAGTCAACTTCATTTCGTGAATTATCGTAGATATGAATATCATCACATTGGTCTTTAAGTGATTGAATTACACGCGGCAAATTCTTATTGCGCCCTGCCATTGTTGCTATGCCTACTACTACCTTCATTAGTATCTTGTATCAAATTTAAACATTTCAAAACCTATATCACTAAATGACTCCCTTTGCCATGATAGACACTCCTTTGACATTAGCGATAAGTGTTTCTTTTGATACTCAGTGAACAAAACATCCACTTTGTAAATTCGTGTATTAAGCACTTCAAGCAGCGCGTCGATGTGTAAATCTCTTATAACGTAGCAATGCGTCGCCAACACGTTAACAGCTTGAAAGAATGAATCATTGTAGTCAATCACAGCCTTTTTAATAACGTTCAAATTACCTCCAAAGTAAACAAGCCCACAATCGACTGGTAACTCATTCATATAGGATTGAACCTTATCTTTGAATCCATCGATTAACACAGCGTCGTCTTCTAAAATCAAGTGATACTCACCCGTGCCTTTTACCGCGTTCAATACGTTAACGTGCGATTGCCAACAACCCGCATGACCTCGCATCCGCTTTGTTGTGAACTGCTCAATAAAATGCTCCTGACCATTTACGCCCTCATGCCTTACCAATTCCAATTCAGTACGTATGCACTCTGTTATTATTTCTTGCAGTCGGTCTGCTCTATGGTTCATATTTATAACATTCGCTATCATCTGCTAATCAATGGTGTTCGTTTACGTTCTTCTCTGTGCATTACTGATTCATGGTCGCCATGATAAACCAATGACTTTTCAGCCGTGTACATCAATACTCTTTTTTGTCTAAACTTGTTTGTCAATTGAAACCCAACGCCGCTACTTTTATCAGGTCTATCAAACCATTCAAGCGGCACGGGCTCAACATTCAGCAAAGATAGTGTATTTCTATTTGTCAGACCCAAGCAGTCGAAATAATCTTGGTAAATCAATCCTTTTAAGTTAAGCGTCGGATTCAATCTACTGCCCCAACATGACACCCTCGCATCGTTGACCACGTTGATAGTGTACTTCATGTTTTTCATGCGTTGGTGCATCTCATTTATGCGCTCTAAATCCACATTGCAAACGTCGTCATGCAATAATAAGTAGTTGTCATGCTCTGAGTTAAGGCACAATGCAAACGCATAAGCCATGCGCATCCAAAACTTATCCTTCCCGAATGTCTGAGGGCTATCAATTACAGTAACATCCAATTCTTTCAACTCTTTGAGTAAGGCTTTGAGTTTGGCTTTGCGCTCTGGACTATGGAATACAATCACCTTCATATTCGTGTGCTTACGTAGTTTCCTGAGTACTTACCGTCCGAGCCTATAGCATACAACAAAGCGTCAATAAGGTGGTCACGGTCACTTTTCTTTGGCTTGTTTGTCTTTTCATCGTACACCATTGCGCCCAACTCAACTACTAAATTTGTACTTCGCTTGGTAACGTGAAACTCCTTTGAGTTTAATTTCTGAATAGCAAACACTTTAATATCTTGTTTGTTGTCACAAGGCACGGCGCGAATCTTCCCGCGTTTCAATTCTTCTATTGATTTCGGTTCGGCATGGTCGCAGTACATTATTTGGTTATTGTATCCTACCTTATGCAATTCAGCGGCGGCATCTTGGTTAGTTAGCTTGGTTGAATACACTAACTCATCAAGAATGTATTTCCCATCTAAGTAGTAAACATTCAAAGCGGCGAATTTAGACACACTAAAGCCAAAGTCAATACCGCCGAACATTAAACGTGCCTCTTTTGGTATGCTATCAATAACGCTCCAATTCTCAAACACAGCCCCGTCAATAGCACCAACCAATCCCAAACCATAAACACGCCACTTGTTTGCCCAATACTTCGATATGATGTTGCCTTGTGCATCGTAGCCTAATTCCTTGTAGCGTAGTATTTCCCCGCGCTCACGCTCTGAAAGTAGTTCGTTGTCTTTAAAGGTTAGTTCTAAGTAGTCCACATCGGGACGGTTCAACACTTCATCGTGAATAAAGAACGAAGCATCGGGATTGTAGTCGCAAAATACCTTACCCGCCCTTGTTGCCACTTGTCTGTATGTTTCAGAATCTATCTTGTTTACCTCATTAAAGTAGGCAACATCGGAGCGCAAACCCTTACCAACATCGGACTTGTCTAATCCTATGAACTTGATGAATGAACCGTTTGGGAATCGATATAACGTGCCTGAAATAAAGCGGGTCTGTTCGTAAATGCCAAACATGGTCATTATCTTAACAAAGTCTTTAATAACAGTTAAACGCATCTTTGTAAGTTCGGCGCTCAGGATTAGTATTTCCCTATTTCCTTTATTTGATGCGTGGTTAATCAATAGCATAAGAATAGAGAACGTCTTACTCGCTCCCTGACCGCCTTGTATTACCCTAATGGGCTTTTTAAGGCTGGCTATCTTCCGTAGTGCTGTTGTCTGTTGTATCATTTAATGGGTCTATTGATAGCACTTGGATGTTGTGGTTTGTGTTGATGTTGTTTACTACTTCTTGTAAGGCGTTTAATTTAGAAACCAAAGCAGGATTGAACTGACCAACCATGCCACCCTCCAATTGGTCGGAGCGTATTTCTCTCAATATACGTGCGGAAGTGGGGAAATAAGCGTCATAACTTGGGTTTTTGCCTTCAAAGTATTCGCTTAAATCAGGATATGAAATACGGGTGTTATCCATACAATAACATTCAAAGCCCTCCATTGTTAATGGTCGCTCTAATGGTTTACGTACATGTGTACCGTCTTTACCCACAAAGTCATGAACAAATCTTGGATTGTCTTTTAC